TAGCCTTTATCAAGTGCAAAAATTGGCACATATATTGTTTAGGAACGGAATGAAAGCGATTTATTCAGAGGTTCCCTAACCGATTCTGCTTCTCCTGCGCTCACAAGAGCCGCGACATATCTATCTCCATTTGACAGCATGATATCAACTTTATCGCCAAGGCACATAGACAGGATCGCGGACTTTGTTCTGGATGCGTCGACGGCAGAACTTTTCACAATTCGCACGGGGATCTTAAGAGACTTTAAACCAATTTTCGCTTTTGTCGCTACATAGGCAGAACATCCTCCCGCATACACAGACCTGTTAACAGGCGCGGAGGTAACAATATAGCCCGTGCTGATATATGCGCCATTTTGCGTCATTTCTTTGCCGTTAATATACCACTCGAGCATACTGTTACCCCCTAACAAGTTGAAGTTGTGCGCCCATATACGGCGCGACAAAACGTGCCAGTTCCTTTCCACTCGGCGAAACGACGGTAAGGTGGATGCTTCTATCGCTTCCCCGGGCACTGCTTGTACCCGGCAATTCTCCGATGGGCGCAGATGCAGAAAAACCTATTTCTGCGGCATCAAAAGTCATGCTTCCTTCAATGTCTTTTTTTATAGATGCAAATTTTTCTCCGAATCCATCCCCAAGTCCCTCCGCCATAAATCCGCCAATGCCAGCAAAAACCTTAGACGGGCTGTGAATTCCGAGTAGATTTTTTACACCGTCAATAACTCCGCTAAAGAGACCCTTTACACAGCCCCACAGCCAGTCCCCCATGCTGCTTATGCCATCCCACAATCCGCGGATGAGGTCTTTGCCGACGCTCAAAATGTCGGGGATGCCGCTTATAAGGCTCTTTACAATTGTCTGAATGATTTGTGGGACTTTTGCGGCGAGTTGCGGTAGCGCTTCAATCAATCCTCCTGCCAGCGCCACAATTAGCTTGATCCCACCGTCAACCAGCGTCGGAAGGTTTTCAATCAGCTTGTCGACAATTGTATCGACCAATTCAAGAACACAGCTAATCAGAAGATCAATGTTGTCAAGAACTCCGTTAACCAGCGCCGTAATTAAATCCATACCAGCCGCAACTATGCTCGGAAGATTCTCAAGCAAAATCTGAACGGCCATCGGAATAATTGTCTGTGACGCTTCTGTTATGAGCTGCGTAAGCCCCTGAATAATCACGTTCACGCGAGGAATAATGTTTCCGCCAACAGTAACAACACTGTCGACAAAACTGCTTGTCAGTTCTGAAAAATTTGCGTTGTCATCGGCGATGCCAGTAAGCAGATTTTCCCATGCACCTTTCATGGAAGCCACGGAGCCTTGAATCGTATCAGCTGCTTCCCTTGATGCGTACCCCTGCATTCCAACCATTTCGATGTAATCTACAAGGGCGCTTTGACAATCAGCCAGGTTCTCGATTTGATACTCTGTGGCGCGCCCGTTTGCCGCGTTCCACTCGTTTACCTTGTCGATAACATCTTGAAAGCCTTCTTTTGTGGGCGTGATGCCGATTTGAAGGTTATCCAACATGGTATAGTTGGACTTCATAATTCCGTTGAAAGCATTTTGAACTGCTTCTTGAGAATTCCCGGTCGCCGCTACAACGTCTGCTTCAGCATTGATGATCTTGTCGGCAAGCTCTGCCGCCGCTTGTTCGTTTCCACCGAGCGCCGTTTTTAAGCCCGTTGCAAATCCGTTTACTTGACGCAGGTATTCGTTCTGGCTCATTTGAACGGTGCTATATGCGTTTTTGGCTTTATCTGCGATAAAGTCGTAAGCTCCTCCAAACATCATCTCTGCGCCGCCTACGAGCTGCTCATAGTCGGCATAGGCAGCCATCGCCTGTTTGCTAACAGCTACAATAGCCGTGCCTCCCGCAGCAACAGCCGCCGCGCCAACTTTGGCAGCAGTCGCAAGCCCGCCTTTAAGCTTATTTGCAAGCGTTTCTGCTCTGCTGCTTGTTTCCCCCAAACCAATGTCTACGTCGCTGTTATCAACAGTGATTTTCACAAAAAGATCAAGCAGGTTCATTTTTTCACCACCAATCCGCACCGCGCGACCACATCGGCGGTAATCTCTTCGCACGTTCTGTTGTCCTGCTTTTTCGGCTCAATCATATCAGCGTATCGCGCCTTGATGTAGTTCCCTCCCGCGTATCGCGCCGTGTTTTCTGCCACAATGCGCAGCGCGTCCGTCACATAGATGTGGTATGCGTCGTTTCTTGCTTTTTCATTGAGCCGTGCCGTGCAGTATCGCAGGAACGGTTTTATTCGCTTTTGCCCTCGGTATTCTCCGGCGCAGAGCCAGAGGATTTCTCGCTCTGCGCCGAGATAAAAAGCGTGACGAATGCTTCGTCCGTCAACAGCTCCACCGCGTCCCGCGTCAGCTTCACAAGGTTCAGTGCGCCCTTGTAATCGTCTGCGCTCACGCCCTCAATAGCCGCAAGAATGGCAATAATATCGCCTTTGTGGCCCTTGAGCAGCTCTGGGAGCGATTTTCGCGCTCTCTGCGTAGCAAACTGCTTTGCCGTCATGCCCTCCGGTAGCGGTTCACGCCGAAACATGGCCGAAGCTTTTTCGTCCTGTGCAATATTGGCGATGGGGTCAATGACGTCCGCAATGACGTCAAAGACGCGTTCGCCCTGAATGTCGGAAAGTTTCATTTACGCCTCCTCCGTGCCGGCCTTGATGTAGATTTCAAAGGGAACAGCGTCCTGCGCGCTCATGGAATAGTGGCCGGTAAACTCAAAGGCAAGCTGCCCCTTGGCCTTGTCGCTCGTCTGGAGCTGGAAGCCGCCCGTAGAAAGCGCGTTGATCAGTTTGATGGCGATAAAGCCGCCGTTGGTTTCGCCGTTCTTGTCAGAGTAATCGCCCACAAGCCAGATATCGTCAAAGTCCGCGTCCTTGAGGTCATTGCGCGGTGTGACCTTGGTCGTGTCGGTCGCCCCGATGTCCGCCGCGCCGCACAGCCGCTTTGCAATGGCGGTATCGGCATTGACAAACGTGCCGGTCATCTTGACTTCCCACGAATCGAGTTTTTTTAGCTCCTTCATGTTCTTCGGGCAGTTGTCGATATCCTCGCCAAAGTCCGAATAGGTCGGCGTGGCGGTAAAATTGACGCCGCCGGTCGTTGCGCCGATCTGCCCCGCCTCGCCGACGGCGCCGGTCGCAGGCGTGAAGTCTGTCGTCAGAATTCCCGCATTGATTTGCAATTTCTGGAATGCATCAGAAGGGATTTTTGTAAATTTCATAGTTTTGTCCTTTCATCAGTTCTGCGACAGATATTCCACCGTCATGTTGAGATACCGCCGCTTGATGTTTTTATCGCTTTCATCCGCAATGTTTTGGCACCACGGGGAGCCTCGCTTGAGCCACATCGCCCCGCCGTCGTACGGCACCATGCAGCCGCCCATTCCGATAGCGTCGGAGATTTCCTGTGCCTTGGCGTTCGGCACCGCTTCGCTCTCGGTGTAATACCATAGGTTGATCGTCAGCGCGATCTCGCCGCTCTCCCATGATCCTGTGATAAGCTCATAGGTCAGCCACGGGAAAACCGCGTCATCTGGCACATTGGATGTTGGGAATGCTGGGAGGAATTGAGAAAACCACGCATGGAGCGCCTTATCCTTCGTCATTTCGGCAGCTCCTTTCGCTCTGCAGTGAAGAATTTAAGTGCTCGGATTGCCGGTCCGGCAGATTTCGGAGCCGCCTTTTCCTCCGGGTTTGACGTCACCCGATAAGTCAGCCCCGTTTCCCCATCCCGGAAATAATCGTTGTACTCAATGGGCACGGCCCGGTTGACCAGCGCGGAATACACCGAGGTCACGCCCTCCTGTTCCGCCCTCCGGGCCTCCATCGAGGTGTCAAGCGCCTGATAGTTGAGAAACTCAGCGCCGTCAACCCATTCCGTGATGTAGCCGCCAGCGCCGTCGCCCGTGCGTTTCTTTTCAATCAGCACACATTTTTTACCAAACGCATCCAACAGCATTACGGCTCCACCCCCTTGAGTTTCCGCCAGCCATTCAATCGGCCCTTAAAAGCATCCTGCCAGCCCGTCACAGCGCTCGTGTCGGCCTTTCCGCCGCTCGCCTTGGTGTAACTGTACCCCCCGAAACTCTCGCTCGTGTAGGGGCTTAAAACGGCTTCGCCGTTCTTTTCTTCCCACGCGGAAATGTCGATAGAAAGCGTCACAACCGCCTTCGGAATCGCCAGCGCCCACACCGTCCCGGTGAATGTTTCATCCGTCAGGTCAACCGCCGGATACAGGTGTAGGCCATCGTTGAACACGGAGCCGCAGATGCGGAAATATTGATTGGTTTGGAGAAAGGGCAGCGTAATGCTGCCATTCTCCACGGTGAACGTGCCCTCGTGAATGTCCACAAGGAACCAGTTGTTCAAGTGCCGTAAGACCTGTTCAAGCATTACGCTGCCCCCCTATTTAGCCCGCACCGGCCACCGAAACGGTAGCCACGGCAATGCCGTCCAGATACTCAGCCCACAGCTTCATGCCCATGATGGCGTACATATCGCCGGTGGCGCGGCTGTAATCGCCGTCGACGTGAACGCCAATCAGATTGGTCTCGCCCTTCACGGTGTAGTTCAGGCCCAGCTTGGCAAAGTCGCTGTCGCTGGGGTCCACATAGTACAGGTCGATGTTCTCCACGGGCAGAGCAATCACCTTCTTGGAGGCAATGTACTTCTCGGGCAGCAGGAACAGGGTGCGGTAGCCCATGAAGTTCTCCACGTAGTTGATGCCGAACATGGTCTGCACGGTGATCTCCTTGTCACCCAGGTAATCGTAAGCGTCGATGATGTTGGCGAAGCCCACCACCTCGGTCACGTCCTTATCCAGACCGGCAAACTTGTCCAGCACCTTGCCCTTAGCCATAGCCAGAGCGCGCTGCCACGTCTTCTCGGTCACCTTCAAAGTGCCGGTACCGAGGAAGGTGTAGAAGTCGGTCAGGACCTTGTTCTGCAAGGCCACGAGGAAAGCCTCGTCGGTCTTCTCCACGGCAACGTCAGCGCCGTACTTCGCCACGCTCTCGATGGTCACGCTCTTGGCATACTTGGAAATGTCGATGTCGCCGTAAGCAACCGGCTCCACCTTCATCTTAGTGAAGGGGATCTCGTCACCCTCAGCCACGGTGCCGCCCTTGAGGCCGCCGTCCACGCTGGCCTTGTAGGAAACCAGCTTCGTGCCGGGGGCCTTGCGGATGGGGCGCATGATGCCCATGATGTTCCGCAGTGCGTCCCAGTTATCAGCGAAGCGGGACACGAAATCCACCTCACGGGCGGAAGTGGTAAACTGGGCAGAAGTTGTTACGTTAGTTTTCGCAGCCATAAATAGCTCCTTTCAAAAAATCAGTTGTTTTCGCTTGCCATCAGATCGGCAAGTGCTTTCTGGCGCTCCGCCGTAGACATTACATAGCGGCCCTTATCGTCCTTCTTGTAAATGTCCTCGCGGGTCTTTGCGCCGCCGGTGTTTGCCGGGGGATTGGCGGGATTCGCGCCCTTTGTCTGCGTGGTGGAGACCAGCCCCTTGTAGGTGCCGTCTACGAGTGCATCAAGGCTCTTGGTGTCCTTGATCTTCTCACCGTCCAGCTCCAATGCGGCCATTTCTTCGCCGCAGCCGCGCATCGCAAGGTCGAGATTCGCGCCGGTGATGTTTTTGCTCTCAAAGTAAGCCCGGACGGCCTTTTCCTTCGCCGCCTTGCTTTCCTTTTTCGTGACGTCGGACTTGTAAGTTTCAAAGGCCGAGTGTTCCTTCTCGTACTTCTCCTTGTAGCCGCCGTCACCTGCCGCCTTGAGGTCGTCCAATTCCTTCTGGACGCTGGGCAGCTTCTCCGCGTCCGCCTTGTACTTCGTGAGATCGTCCTTGAGGGGGTCGACCACGCCCAGATGCAGCGCAACCAAGCGATTCTCGATCTCTTCGGTGCAAGCCTCGCCGAGAATATTCCTAATTTCCGCTCTCGTAAATTTCGCCATGTTATTCGTTCTCCTTTTCCTTGGCCCCAATTCTTCGGGGGCGAACGTTGTATAAAAACCGCTGTACCTTGCGGGTTTTACCTAAAACAAAAGAGCCAACCACCGAGAAATTCTCAGTAGTTGGCTCATCGTGCCTTTCCGCGCGCTCAATTGCGCTGCGGTCTTATTTATTTTTTATCTCTTCCATCTTGACGATCTGCGCTTTGATGCTCCCGTCCTTCATCTGCTTGAGCTGCACTCTTGCGCCGGTCGCAAGTACGGCCTCCACCGCCTTAATAAAGTCCTTATCCATTTTTCAGCTCGCTTTCCAGAATGTCCCAATACTGCCCCGCATGGTCGGCGGCAGCTGGTTTCAAAAAAGGCTGTGCCTTGTTGCCGCGCGTGTAATGCCAGTTGCCTTTCGCGTCCTGGTACACCCACGGTGTAGGCCGTCCGCCGCCGCCCTCGGCGTAAATGCCTGTGCCAAGCTCGACGTAAGCGGCATACTCATTGTTCGTGCCGATGATTGCCGCTGGTTCCTGCTCATCTACCACATGGGTGATGCTGTTCCGCAGATTGCCGGTGTCAACGGGGCACAGCTTTTTCGCATATCCCTCTGCCACCAGACCAATCTTTTCCAGCCCCCGCAGAAGCGCCGCATGGATGGCGCCAGAAACCTCTTTGCTGTTGTCGGTGATTTCAACGTTCATCAAAAAATCCCTCTTGACTTTTTTTCGGGAATTGCATATACTGACAGTGAGGAAACTCATGTTTCCGTTTTTTCGAGCCGAACCTCTTCCCGTTACTGGAGGGGGGGCGGCTCATTTTTTATATCTTCGTGCGAATAGGAGAGAACCGTTCTCTTCCAATGCAATCACATCAAAACCGAACCCAGTGCTAACCACGCTGCGAACTGCTCTATCATCTACAATGCGTATAAGCTCATCGGTATTGATGGATCCTGTGCACTGTAACACAACCCCTCCAGGAGTTTTTGCAATCTGCTTTGTGGCTTTTCGAATCGCCATATCTGCCGCTTTCGCTGTTGATATACTTTTCAATTCCCACTGTTTACCGCGCCATAGGTAGTCCGGCGTTTTTATTCCCTGCGCATTCGCTTCTTTCAACAGCACGAACTTCCCGCCGAATTGATCTCTGAGTTGGTTTGCAACTTCGATTTCGGTCTTGTGCCCTTTTTTGCGGTATCCGTTCTCGTATCGCACCTTACCCATGCGGGGCTTGGCGGAATCTATGTATTTCTTTGTAACATCCTTCGCAGATTTTTCGCTCCCCATGTGATATGGGGATAACTGTTTGCCGCTGTATCCCTGCTTCGATGCTTCCCACTGCGCATATGTCATGTCAGATATAAGCCCGTCGCGTGTCCTACGCAGCCCGTCTGATGTATCTACACCATCCACCGCCGCAACCAGCGTACAACGGCAGTTATATATCTCCCACGGTGGCCCTTGTGGGTCGCCGGGAAAGCGGCAACCGTTAGAAAACTTCTTGCCCTGCGCCACTTGTTCGCCGTCAAGCATGGCATGAGAGTGGCGTGTACGCGAGTCCAGCGTAGCCAACCATTCTTTTTTGAGCTTTATTCCCATCTTTCCAGCCGCCGCGTAGCTGTCCATGCGTCCGGCGTTCTGCGCGCCAGTCACAGCTGTACGGGCGGTGCGGATGGCGGAATCGCGGCTCATGGTGGTAATGCGCTTTTGCAGATCGTCCGCCATGTGCTTGATGCTCTTCCCTTGCAAGATGGAGCTGGTGACACTCTTGGTAATTTGCTTTTTGCCATACTCGAGGTCAATGCCACGCTTTAATGCTCGTTTCGGCGGGTAATACGGCATTAAGTCTGGCTGCTCTACCATAAGCCGCTTTACCGTCTGCTCGTCCCACAGATCAAAGCCGATATTTCCAGCGACCTGTTCAATGGTGTAAGCCGCATAATTGCGGTTCAGGCTGTAAATACCCGGCGTTGCATCGTTGGTATAGGACACCGCCACGGCGTTTGCGTCCGTGGCACGGCGCGCCACTTTGTCTTGCATGGCCTGATAGCGTTCCCCGCGCCCGATCTGGTTCAAACGCCATTGCTTATAGTCGGCCTCCGTCCATTCCTTGCCGTTCTGCACGGTGCCGATCAGCGCTTTCATTTCCTCGTCGCGCTTTTTGAATTGCTCAAAATATGCGTCGATGGTAGCTTGCAGTTCTTCCCCCGCCTCGCGGTATAGCGTTGCAATACGCCGCTCCAGCTTCGCAAGCTCCTTATCGGTCAGCTTGTGTCCGAGGTCACTGTTCGCCATCGCCGTTCACCTCCGGCGCATCCGGTTCCGCAAAGCTCCGGTCAATCTCTTCTGCAGCCTTCCGCTTTGCCATGTCCTCGTACTGGTCAATGTCTCCGTTGATCGTCAGCAGCTTCTTTGTGATGTATTCGTCATCGTAATACGCCGCGCCCAAAAGAATGTTCTGCGTTTCCTCGCTCTTGTTGATGATCTGATTGCGCGTATAACTCGGCTGATCCTCAATGCCTGCCAAACGCAGAATCTCCACAATAAACCGCGTGACCTCGGATTCAAACTTGTCCGTTTTCAAATCCAGCGGCACATAGCTGGCCTTGATCGCGGTCGCCGTCTGGTTGCCGGCAGATACTGCCGCAGCGTCAAAGCACTGGAAATCCTCATAGAGCTTCTTCTTCAGCATATCAATGGTGCTGCTGGTACCCTCATACGGCGCCTCGATGGTCTTGCTCTCCACCTTCGCACCGTCGTCGCCGTTGGCGTGGGCCACATGGGTAGTTTTTAAGCGCTCAACAAACTTCGCATCGTCCAGATCGTCCATGCCGTTGCAGTTAGACAGCACCCAATAAATCAGGTTGCCCTCATCCACATTGTTAACCATGTTCGAGGACGCCAGATCCAGCGCGTCAATGGTGTTGCGCTTGCCGACGATCTCGGAGAGACACCGCTTGTTGTTTTTCAGCGGGACGATGGGGAAACTCGGATAATTCCCGCCATCGTAAATCTCTGTTTCGCCGACTTCCGCCTTGCGCTCGATCAGCTTATAGCTGCGCTTCGGCTGCATGACGGCCATATCCTCGCCGCTGGGCTGGAAAAACTCGGTAAAGCCGTCGATCTCATACAGCGTCGCTCTCAGAGGCTTATCCTGTGCCACCTGCCAGAACCGGATACCGGCTTTCATTGCACCGTCCTCTTCATCATAGAGGGGGACGAACTCAAGCAGAGAGAACACCCGCAAATGCGTCAAATCCCAGAAGCCGAAGGACACGCCTGCGATTTTCGATTCACGCGCCGCATCCATGACTTCCTGGTCGAAGTCCGGGCAAAGTTTTTTCGGTGTTTCCTTCTCCGCAAAGGTCACGCCGTTTCCCAGCAGATACGAAACCTCCTGATCCACCGCCAGGCCGAAGAAGCGGCTGGCCAGCTTATGGTTTGCCGTCCACATATCCGTGTGGGCACGGCCCTGCATATCGTAGATGATCTTTTCATAGCGGTTAATGGTCGGATTCAGGCCGTTGTAATATTCCTCAGCATCCGCCGCCGTCTTATATGCGTGGGATTCGCGGTGCTCGTTGATCGCGCTGCGGATAAACTCCATCCGCGCCTTTTCGTCCTCGCCCACCGCCACAAGGTCATTATATGTCTTAATCTCCGCTCACCCCTTATCTCAGAATGGAAACATAATCAGAGCTGTCGCGTTTGTTCCACAACCGCTTTACGATGCTGGCCGCGCTGTCCGGCGCATCATCATGCTCAACATTCTCGTTGTAATCGCAAATCTGGTCGATATACGCATCATCCGTACCGGCCACAAAAACCACATTGCGCCATTCCGCCTTGAGATAGCTTGTGATTTTAAGGAATTTGTTCATGTTTTCGTGATATGTAACGGCCCGTTCGCCCTTCGCACGCAACGCCTTTGCCAAATAGCCCTTGTCGGCGTTGATCTCGCAGTAAATCTCCCCAGCATTGAAGGACTTCCGAAGCCGGATGATCTCATTCATGCAATCGTCCACATGCTTGTGCCAAAGCCGCCCATAGAGGTAATATGTTGTTCCCTTCTTCCGGGCGATCGTAAACGCCGTATAGTCATCGCCGCCGTATGCCGCGTCAATATGGCAAATGCCCTGCTCTGCAAGGCAAGGCTCCGCGCCCATTTGCGGCGTGTCAAAGATCACATCATCACTGGCAATGTGCCGTAGCTCGTAGTTTGCCGCAAACAGGGATGACGTCATAGACGATTTAATGGTTTGCAACTCATCCACGGAGATCAACCCAGTTGAATAGCAATCGTACTTTTCGATATTCGGCATCATGGAAAACGCGTCTTCCTTGTGCCAAGGCGTCCCGGTGTTAAAAATGCGTCCGCCCCGATTGCGGATGTTCTGTAACTCCTGATAGATCGTTTTTGTATGGTCTCGCTCTGCGCGGGAAATGCGGTCCTGTACGTTTACAATATCGTCCGTAAATATGCGGTCAAAATGCTTGCCGGTCAAGGACCCGTTCACGCCGCACGCCACAAGCTGGCTCGTGCCCTTGTTGTCCGCTGCCAGATTCGTGGAAATCTCCGTCGCGGATACCGTTGTCAGGATCAGCGGTTTCCCGTGTATCTTCTCGCACAGCGCCTCCATGTATGGCGATAGCAGCAGATTCCGCACCTGCCGCACAACCTCTTTCACGTCCGCATCCGTTTTTCGCATAAACAGCGTTTTGAGATTTGGCAGAAGGACGATGATCTCCGCCAGCGCAATCGAAACGCATGTTGTTTTATAGCTGCCACGGTGCGCCTGCAAGGTTTTGTCCTCACTCCCGCGCACCATATCCTGTATCCATGCGTTGTGCAGCGCGCCCAGCTTATCAAACCCAACGGCATGGCCGAACGCAATGGGATTATGTATCAGCAGTTCCGCCGCTTGTATCCGCGTCATTCTGCATCACCATCTTCTCCAACTCGTCCAATGCAATGCCCTTCGCGTCCGTCACCGCCACGTCCACGCTGTCACGCTGCCCCAAAAATTGTTTACCGAGGAAAATCGCCATTGTAGCGTTCTTTTCAGCCAATCGCCACTGGCTCCGACGCAGTGAAATTTTCCCCGCGCCGCGCTTTTGTTTAAATACCTCGGAGAAACTGGCATGATAGGTGCGTTTACACCAACCATCCAGTGTTTTATCAGTTACATCAAACCAACCGCAGATCTCCTCAAGCGTGCATTGCAGGCCGCAGAGGTTCTCGAACTGCTTCTGGTCTATTTCCTTTCTTGGCCTTGCCATACACGCCCTCCTTTCTGCGTTGGCGTTTAATAAACTTCTCCATGTCCCGCTTCAAATACGGGCTGCTGGTTTTGGCAATAATCGCCTGTGCTTCTTCAATCGTCATTCAGCAACACCGCTTTCTTCCCCGTAAACTTCTCCCACCGGTCAACAATGACATCGGCATACTTCGGATCATACTCCATGCAGAAAGCGTGTCTGCCATTCTGCTCCGCTGCCATAATCGTTGTGCCGGACCCGGCGAACAGGTCAAGCACATTCTCACCCGGCCTACTGGAGCACTGCATCTGGTAATCAAACAGCTTAATCGGTTTCATGGTCGGATGCTCCGCAGATTTGACAGGCTTATCAAAATTCAACACGGTTGTCTGCCTGCGGTTCTTGAAGAAATAATGCTTCTTCCCTTCCGTCCAGCCGTACAGGCAAGGTTCGTGTGCTTCTTCTTCAATCTCGCTCTCGCCATACAGGCAAGGCTCATGTTTCCACTGGAAATCCTGTCTCCCCATCACAAGGGAGTTCTTCACCCAGATCAGGCACTGCCGGACACGCAGCATCGCATCTCTGCACGCGCCTCGGAAGTTATACCCCTCGCTGTCTGCGTGCCAAATGTAAAATGGAGCGCCGGGTTTCATAACCATCGCCGCATTGGAAAACGCGTCCGTCAGGAACCGTCTAAATGCCGTATCCTCCATATTGTCGTTCTTAATCTTCCCGGCGGTGCCCTGATAGTCCACATTGTACGGAGGGTCTGTGAGCAGCAAATCCATTTGTGCCCCCCCCACGAGCTTCTGTACGTCTGTAAAAGACGTGCTGTCTCCGCACATAAGGCGATGGTCTCCAAGCTGGTACACATCTCCCAATTTGCTCTTCGGTTCTTCCGGTAAAACAGGATTGTAGTTGTCCTCTATAACTGACGTGTCGAGTTCATCACGCAGCCCCCAATCAAAGTCAAACGCCGATAGGTCAAGACCAGGCAGTTCATCAGCCAGCAGATCAAAGTCCCAGTCGCTCTCGTTGCTCTTGTTGTCCACCAGCCGCAGGGCGTTTACCTGCTCCGGTGTCAGATCGTCCACACAGACGCACGGCACTTCTTCCATGCCCAGCTTCTTTGCTGCCATAGCGCGGCAGTGGCCGATTACAATCACGCCGTTGCGATCAATCACAATCGGCTGCACAAAGCCGTACTGCTTGATGCTCTCCGCAACGTTGTTAATCTGCCGCCTGTCATGCTTCTTTGCGTTGGATGCATACGGAATAATATCTGCAATCGGTTTGTTATGGATAACCATAAGTCTTCCTTTCCTGACGCACCGGCCTCCCACCACTGGCCTTTGTCATTGGCACGGCTGTCCCAGGCTTCCGCCACACCCTAATGCTAATTTTTGTGCGTTTTCCCCGTCAGGGCGGAGCCGCCGCCCCGCCCCACAGGGTAGAAAAGAGGGGAAAAGAAATGAATCGGCACGGGCAGGTTGCCCCTGCATATCCAGCATACCTATATGTATATCTCCCGCGCACCCCTCAAACGAAAAATTTTTTTATATTTTTCATTCCCCCTCTTGACATACCACGCATTGCGTGGTAGTATATAGACAGATCAAGAACCAGTGCAGCCGCACAGCGGCAGAAAGAGGAGGAACATCATGAAGAAGCTTATCGACACTGCCACCAACACCACGATCTGCGAGATCGTATCCAACCACAGCATGACGCTGGACGAGGCCATCGAGTGCGCAGGAGGCGAGATCATCAACGATGCCAACGACGAGCGTTGGTCCCCGGAGGAAAATGTCATTATCGATGGCGCGTACTATTGCTACGACGATCTGGATTTTGTCTACATTCCCGACGAGATCTCCCCCGTCGCCCACCGCTGACCACCCGCCATGCGAACGAAAAAATGCATCACCTGCGGCAAGGTGTTCTCCACAGACCGCGCCGAGCAGGCGAAGTGTGATGAATGCCTTGCCGCCACCAGATCCACCACCCTGCGCACCCGAACCTGCCACACCTGCGGGGCTGCCTTCACCGGCGGCCCCCGCGCCCGCTACTGTCCCACATGCCGGGCCGAGCGGCAGAAAGCCCGGGAGCGAAAGTACCAGGCCTCCGGTTACTCCCGGCACCCCCACCGTCACCTGCTCTCCGGAGTGCGCCGCCGCCCACCGGAAAGAGGCCCAGCTTCGCGCGGACGCCAAGCGCCGTGGCCAGAACAGGAAGAAATCGACGCCAACCGAAGCCAAAAAGGAGAAATTGCCATGATGACCGACAAACTGTTCTACACCATATTCGGCGACGCCATCGCTTCGCCCGACCGAGACACCTTTGTCTCCGACTGGTCGCTGTCCTCCGCTTGGGGCGATGCGCCGGACGCGGCCATCCCCGCAGACCGCATCGACCTGCTGGCGCGTCTCTGGGACGCCGCCCACCTGACGATCCGCGACATCCGTCAGCACACCGGCCTGTCCCAGGCGGCCTTTGCCACCCGGTACTGTATCCCCACCCGCACACTGGAGGACTGGGAGCGCGGCGTGAGGAGCTGCCCGGACTACCTGCGGCTCCTGCTGGCGCAGGCATCCGGCCTTTACACAAGACCATGACGTTGAAAAGAGGACACCTACATGGTGTCCTCTTTTTTATGTTTCCACGTCCTCCGGGAAAAATGTTTCACGGACGCCCTTGCACTCCGCCACGATGTATCGCCCCTTTGGATGCACATACACCACCGTTGCCTTGCGCACGGGGTACTGTTTTTCCGCCTTTCCGGAGCCGGGGAACGGGTCCGGCATCGTCAGAAAGCGGGCGCGAATCACATCACCCTTCTGCATTGTCCCTCCACGGCGTATCTACGCACTCCGGTTTTTTGCACCGCATTTCGATCGCCCACAAAATGTTCCACGCCGCCGCCAGCAGGTGATCTTCATCCTCCTGTCCGTCCAGATACTTCGCAGCGTGCCGCATAGCGCTGTCCATCAGACTGCTGGTGGGGATCCCTTTATCGACATTATGCACCCCGTACTTGAGCGCCCCAGCCTCACAGTGCTTGCTTACCTCGATGATCGCCGCCCAGGGAAGAAGATCCATGCGGCCTTTCCCGCTGTGCATGTCCCGCTGCGCCCCGGTGCTGAAGGTGGTACGCTCCCCGCTGTCCCTAATGTTCATGCTTGTCGTCCTTTCTCTCTCCGTAGGAGCAATAACGCATATCCCCGTCGCTGTTGATGTAAGAGAAGTGGTTGACTTCGCACATAAACCTCTTCCCGCCCTCAAATTCGTCTGCGATCAGGTAGTGCTTGCAGTCCTTGCAAAACACAACGTCTTTCTCCGCCATTTGCACCGCCCACTCGTAGTAGCTGACAATCTCGCCGTTGTCCTCCAGCTCCATCCAGTTCCGGTTGTGGTCTATGCCCCATTTGAGCCGCCGTTTTGCCGCAGCAAGCTGTTCTTTGAAGTATTCCAGTCTCCGCTGCTGGTAATTAACTGCAACCAGTCTCATTGTCTACCCTCATTTCTACGCACACCGCGTGAGCAAAAATCATTGTCCGCAAAGTTGTAACCGATTTTACCCAGCTCTGTGGGGTGATTAAGCCTAAAGCAAAACTTGTTTGGTGCAAGCACTCGGCTTTCTTTGTAGTATTTGCAGTCCTTGCACCGCACCACCGGAACAACATCAGCGGGCTTGAAACAATCTACCTCATCGAGCATATCGTCAACCCAACAGGCACGACACCAGCATCCGTTGTGGTCTTTTCCCTCCGCCTTGCACGGCTTGCAATAACGCTCCTCGACGCTTTTCTTAAACGCTTCCTTGTCAATGTATTCGGACATTGTCAGCACTCCCTCAGCTCATATTTCGCACTGTCAGCGCAGTATACAGGATACACGCGCCCAGCCATTGCAAACTGGTAGCCCAGTCCCCCTTGCTGGCGATATTTACCACCAAACTGCCCAGCGCACCGGCTACCATCAGCAGCGGGAAAACAATTTTCAAAATTCCCATCACTCCACCTCCTGCATCCAGAACTCGCGGCGGCAGTCGGAACACATCTTTGTACAATTCGCGTATCTGCTCCGAAAATCAACGGAAATGCGCCTTGGGCATAGCATCAAGTCCCCACGTTCGTCAATTTCCGCCTCCGGGTACTGCTCCAGAAACACGTCCTGCCGTGTCCTGCGGGGGTGTGCGGCAGACCACTCTTCGGTGTTCTTCACAATTTGTGCCGCATCCACGCCCCACACCTCACTCGTGGTACCGCACATTCTGTTCCGCTCCTCAATAAATTTCACAGCGTCCATTTACTTTTCCTCCTTCTTTTCCGCAATGCTCTTGCACAGCTCTCTCCAGCAGTCCTTATGCACCGTCATGCGTACCCACCAGCTTTCGTGGAAACTGTGTGTAAGCCGCTTCACCTTGTACTCGCTGGCTTCTCTGTCGCATTCAATTTCCTTTTTGCAAATATCGCAAAAGACCTTGGTCATCACATATCCCTCCATCTGCACCCGTCACAGGCGCCCTCGTGTGCTTGTTTGTATTTCCCGCAGTATTGGCATAGCTCGTTGATAAGTGCTTTCCGGTCTGCCGCCAGCTTCGAGTTTGCGGCCATCAGCCTACTGTTGGAAGCGTCCAGCTGCGAAATGCTGTTGTGAGCAGTTTTTAACTCGTCACGCAGGCCAATTATTCTTTTTCTCAACTCCTCAGTGTACTTAGTCATCAGATCCATCGTGTTCCTCCTTCTCCCACCGAATTTTCATCTGCGCTGGGTATAGGTCAACCTCCGGTCTGCGCTTACCCGTCCACCGCAAGCCGCCAGCCTGCCCCACGCATTTCCACCCGCTGGCTTTCAGGCTCGTGCCACTTTCGCTGTCCAGTATGTAGGTCACAAGTCGTTTGTAGCCCATCGCCCGTGCCGCCCGCCAAGCAGCGGCGTATAGCATAGAGCAGGCGTTGCGAGTGCCGTCTGTGCATAGCCGGTTGACCTCCAGCGTCCATCCGTCATCCAGATGTCGGCTCACCGGTCTGCCCACAATGGCAACGCCCACGATTTCCTTTCCGTCCGTACAGCCGATGGAGAACTTGTGTCCCACCACCGGTTTATGGTGTCGGTGGTGCTGCTCCACAAAGGCGTTCGCCTCCTTGAGCGTCATCGGACAAACCTCAAGGCTCATTTCTGCTCCTCCTCCACCGCCACGGCCTTGGCAAACTGCGCCAGTCCCTCGCTCATCTTCTCTATCTGCGCATCCCGCCGCAGTACGGTATCCCGCAGGGCGGCGTTGGCCTGCAACAGCGCCTCGATGTGCCGCTGCTGGTTCTCGATCAGGTCGGCGGCGGCGGTTTTTAGCTTTACAATGCAATTTGCCTCGTGGAACATCTTGCAGTTAGGGCATTCGCTCAACAGGTTTTTTGCACAGCACCGCAGCGCAGTCACGATCTCCTTTTGTGTCATGTCGTTCCTCCTCGCCAAATGGCAATCATGCTGGGAAACGGCGCCGTTCCCATCGGCTTGCCGTCCATCTCGAATTTCAGCCGACCGCGCAGGAATCGGATCTCCGCCTTGCCCAGAATGTAGTCGTGAAAACTGGCACGGTCAGTCCGCGCCGGAATCAACAGCACCACCGTTGTCCCTGGTTTCTGTCCTTCGCGGTAACACTTCTCCGTCCACAGCCCGGTTTCCTTGCTCCCGTAGGGCGGGTTACAAAACACCGTTTCGCCCTCCCAATTTTGCCGCAAACCATCATCGCTTTGCGTGAAATACCGCGCACACTTGTGGTTTTCATCACTGGCGGCAACGTCCAGCGTGAAATGAAACTCCGCGTCCAACTCGTCAAACAGCTTTTGCGGCGTTTCCCAGAAATTCTTATCGCTGGAAAACAAAGCGTCGTTTACCATGTCATTCCTCCTCTCGCATCGCCGCCCCATTGCTCCGCCATAGCTTTGGCGATGCCGGGGAAGGTCTTTGCGCGGTTTTTGGCCCTATCCGTGGTAAACATACCTTTATGCTGTTCCCCATGCTTATAACTATAGCTGCCGCTCGGACACCATGTTGCTGTCGGCTCAACAATATTTGTCGGCTTCAACGGCTGTATACCACGCTCCCACAGCAAGGTTTTTTTGCTGAACGGGTGTCCGTATTGATAGGGCTGTATGGCTTGGGTTGGTTCTTGATACTCAAACACTTTACTTGGTGTCGGATTTTCAATTATAACCTTGTCACAGTCGGCTGCCCATATTGCCAAAAACAACGCTTTGCCGCAAAGCCCTTCATAGTAGCGGCGAAGATTTAACCTGCCGCCTTTATACAAGTGCCTTGCCCCGGCATTGCTTGTTTTGGTACACGGAGGGAAGGCGATAATCATATCCCATCGCCCCACATCATGCACCTGTCCGTCCATTGTGGTCACTTGCCCCCCCTCGATGACCTTTAGAGCGTCGCCTAAAATGTGCCACTCGGGATGTCCGCCGGACGGCTCCTGTATGTCGCAGGAATATGCCTCATGCCCCAGCGCACGAAACGCAATACATACCACTTGGCTTTCCTCACACGCACATAAAACTTTCATCTCAATCTCCAAACACAACGCCGCACTCGTCCTTCAGCACGTCCTTGATGTGCTTCCGCTTGATGCGGCCTTCGTTTATCTCCTCCGCCATCTTCTCCAGGCACGCATACAGGTACGCAATGCTCTGCGTGTCCCGGCTGTCCGCTGTCTCCTCCTGGACGTGCCAGCCGCACTTGTCGATAAGTGCCATCGCCACCATGTCCATGCACTCCTGCGTGCCTCTGCGCTTGCCGTCCATAAAAATCCGGTCGTCCCGGCTCAAATGCTGCTTGCCCATGTCAATACCTCACTCCGATGTAGTCCAGCACCCGCGCATAGCCGAGGCCGTCCTTCGTGGGCTTCCACAGCCCGTCCGTGTCAAATGCGCCGCCGCCGATGCAGATCGCATAGTGCGTCGGGTGCGTCAGTTTCATGCGCTGAAATCGGTTGACGCCTTTTTCGAGATGCGCCCCGAACGCGCAAAACATACACCCCGTCCTCTGGCATCCCGTGCAGTGCAGCTTGCAGTCGATCAGCGTCGCGCCGTAGTCGTTCTCGCCGTCGCTGGCCACGATGTCACCGTACACGCTGGCGTAGGGCAGCCCACGCTCCACGATAAACCGCAGCACATCCTGCTCCGTCCAGAAACTCATAGGCTTGCCCATCGGTCGCTTTCCCTCAAAGGCGTTGCATCCGGTCGCCGTCCATTTTTGGAATCTCTGCCGCCCTTCGTCCGCCATTGTCGCAACGATGGGCTTTTGTTTTACCTCCGCTTCGTACTTATGCGCTGTGTTTTTCTTCATGATCCGACAGCACTCAGACGATACAAGAAACGGCGCGTCCAAAAGAAAAGCCCAGTTTTCGCAGTTGTACGCGGATGGATTGCCGTCACTGTCCAACAACTCACCGCGCAAACGAGCCATGCGCGTTACGTTTCCGTTCTTTCGAGCCAGCCAAACGCAATTTGCAACCTCTTTGCTCACGATGCTGTACCCGTACTTTTCTACCACCTGTCGAATGTTCATCTTCGGACGCAGGCGTGCAAGATTGACAGTCACGCGGGGAAATTCCCTCCGCAGCCACGCGGCGTACTCATTGACGAACTTCTGTATCTCCGGGTACTCCAACCCAGTGTTCACAAACACCAGATTCAGCTCCCACGGCGGTGTCCTGAATCTCGACAGGTACCGTGCCGCCAGATATGCCAGTACCGTGCTGTCCTTGCCACCGGAAAAGCTGACGTAGCTCTGTCCGCCCCACGCGGTGTACCACTCGTCCAGCTTTTCGTAGGTTGTCAGCTCCTTTTCCGTCAAATCCAGCGCCATCAGTTTCCTTGCCGCCTCTCTTGTCAGCGGCTGGTTTATGTGCTTCACATCACACCTCCCGGATGGCATAGCCGTACCGGTTGCGGAACAGCTTCGCTTTCATGGCATACTCCCGCGTCCGCATCCCCTTCACGTCCTCCACCACCGGCAACCAGTACCGCTGGCCGTAGCTGTCAGGAGCCGTTCTGCGCTCGTACACGAAGTCCGCGATGTAGTCGATACTTTTCACGCGGTCGCCCTCAAACGTCGTGTACGCCTCTTGCAAGCAGTACCGCACCTGCAATTTTAGCCCGCGTATCTCCCCAGCCTTTTGCAGCATCATCAGCGCATCGTAGCGCTCCGCCTCCTTCTTGCTGTCAAAGGTCAGCTTGCCGCGCCGCGTCTTCTGTGCCTTGTACTTGCTTGTCTTGCGCATCTTCTCCATGACCTGCTTCTGTGCAGCAGGCCCCAGCCGCATCAGATCCTCACTGTTCATCCAACAACCCTCTTTTCTCCAGTCCGCGCTTGCTCATGGTGTAGCGCTTGATCGTCGTCATTTTCTGCTCTTTTCCGCAGCGCTGGCACACACCCTGCGCCCATCCGCGGAACGCTGGCTCGATGATGTATTCCGCCGCCATCTCCTGCAAACAGGCCACGCACAGCCGCGCTCTGGCCACGCGCCAGATGCCTTTATCCATCCAGCGCCTCCTTGGCCTCCTGCCACGTCATCCCGTGTTCCCGTGCATAGCGGGAGATACGGCCCAGCTTGCGCTCCTTGTGGACGTAATCCCGCATCCATGCGGTCTTTTTGTCACACACCTGCTGCACAGCGCCGAGGAGCGCCGCCGTGCGGCTTGCAAGCTCCGCCACGCGCTGTTTTATCTGCCCGACAACAGGTGGGAACCCTTTGCTGTCAGACGCGATAAACGCCCTCACAGCCGCAGCAACGGTGTTGTAACTGTCCTCGGCGAATATATCCGCCCACAGCGCCACCACGCCCTCCGCGTCCTGCCGCGTCATACCTCGGTAAAAGTTCGGGTATGCAGCCTGCAAAACGGCCATGATCTTCAACGTCTCGCCCTGTGTCATTGCCTCTCCTCCAGCATCTCCAGAAACACGTTGCCGCTTGCCTTGCTCACTGCGCCGTGGTCATCCTTCCAGCGCGTTTCCCAGTTCCGCACGGCGGCTTTCCAGTCCTTCATGCGGTTTTTGCCGACCATCCAGCCCTTCTGCTGGTAGAACGACACAAAGCGCTCTGCATTGACGTGATAGCCTTTCTCGCTGACATACGCTGCCACGTCGTCAACGGTCGGCGGTGTGAAGCGCGCCGCGCGTGTATCTCTCTTGCCATCGTCAGATGGCAGAGTATCGGTATCGGTTTCGGTATTGGTTTCGGTATTGCCATTTTTGCCATTGGCAGGAATGGCTGTGCTATCTTTGCCATTAGCAAAAATGCATTTGCCATTTTGCCATCTTGCAGCAGCACCGGCTTTACCCGCTTCGCTTCTCGCCGTGGATACATCCTCGTAGCTTGCCTTGAACCGATCTTCCTGCGCCATCACTCGCTTGGCATAAAATCTCTCATTGCCACAGAGCGCTATCTTCTCTCCCGTCATGCTGTATGCCAGCAATGCCCGCGTTAGACGACCGAACTCTGCATCGTTGAGCGCTTCCATCTCCTCTAAATAATCATAGGGGAGGGCAGCATAGTTTCTTGCCATTGCGCCACCCCTTAGTCCATAAGGGGGGGATCCTTCTTCATCGCCCCGATGACGTACACGCCGCGCTCCTTGTCCAGCGCCACCTGCACGGTGTAGTCCGTCAGCGCCTGTGTCACCAGCTCCGCAGGGATCTCCAGATGGTATCCCCACAGTGTGTCGCAGTCCTCACGCTTCTCGCCGAACTGTACGGCACAGGCGGCGTAGTGCGCATCCATGCCGCGCCTGAACGCCTCGTTCACGCTCTCCGCGTCCTCGATGTGCTGCCTCTGGCGCTGTACGATGTTTTCCAGGTGCCGATTCTGCCGCCGCAGACCCTTGATCTCATCCTGCATCGTTCCCATTCTTTTCTTCCTTTCTCTCGTACTCGTCCGTCAGATGCCGTGCGATGGTGCAATGCTCCCACGCACCGGCACAGAATTGATTCATGAAGCGGGATGCCGCACCGCCCGTCTCGAAGCTGACGCGGCTTCCGCCCTCGCAGCAGACCCGCCGTTTCTCGCTGCTGGTGAAGTAGGGGCAGGTGTACCGCTTGTGCCAGTAATCCATGCCGCTTACCCCTCCCATCAGAACGGCAGGTCGCCGTCGTCCTCGATCTCGGTAAAGCCGGTGGGTCGCGCCGCGCCGCTGTCCGCGTCCCGTTTGGCGTCGCCAAAGTAGATGTTGTCCGCCAGCACCTCGGCGTTTCGGCGCTTGTTGCCGTCCTTGTCCGTCCAGTCCCGCAACTGCAAGCGCCCCTCCACCACGGCCATACGGCCCTTAGAGAAATACTTGGAGACAAACTCGGCGGTGTTGCGCCACGCCACCACGTCAATAAAATCCGTGTCCTTGGTGCCGTCCGCGTTCTTAAAGTCCCGGTCTACCGCCAGCGTGAAACTGGTGACGGCGGTGCCGTTCTGCGTCCTGCGCAGTTCCGGATCGCGGGTCAGGCGTCCCATAATGAAAATCTTGTTCAGCATTTCAAATCTCCTTATCCAATTCTTTTTGTTCCGCAAACTTGTACATCATATGTGCTGCATACGAAATGGCCTGCATTAGATCCAGTTCCCGTGTGCCTTTCACCTTGGAATAAGCCTTGTATATCTCCGTCCCCTGGAAATACATATGCAATACAACTTTTTCTGGAGAAAAATCCAACCCCAGCGTATACAGCCCAGCCTGACTGTTGGCTTTTGTAGGTTGAACGTCTTCCTTTTTCTGAAACGCGCCATTCTCCACTCCAAGCTCTCGCACTAACAGGTCGTATGTGTAGTCAGCCATATCGCCTGTGCAAGAGCACAGAAAGTTTGAGTTGCGACCGATGCGCCTACACACATCAGATTGCGTCATACCGTGCTCCCGAATATGCTTTTTTATAGCCGGGATATCAACCTTGATTCGTTTCATTTCTTTTCACCCATTCCTCTCATAAATAACTTTTTCCGAACTCGCGGCGGAAGTCCTCCTCCGTCCAGCCCTGCTCCTCCATTGCCTTGAGCTGCCCGTACCGCCTCAGACGCCGCATCTGGTCGCCGTTCTTATGTACCGCGCTGCGCCCGTTCCGGTGGCAGCGATTGCCGCACAGGTACACCACAAGACCGTACTTCTCGCTCTTCTTCCGATTCGCGCCGCCGAGAATGTGGTGGCGCTCCAGCGGGTCACTTGGGTCGTTCCGCCCGCACAAAAAGCATCGCTTGTCGTTCATACGCTCACTTCTCCCCACCGGCTCACAAGGGCATCCAGCTCTCGCGGCGTCATGGTCTCGATGCCGACATCCCGGCAGTCCTGCACGATGGCATCTATCAGCCGCGCCATCTGCTCCGTGTCGTATACGGAGCTGCCGTACCAAACGGTCACGTTCACGCAGCCCTTGATTTTGCTGGGGCCGGTATCGGTCATCCATCCGATACCGTTCCGCTCCCAGCTCCGGCAGAACGCCTCCGCTGCCTTTTCCCGCAGGCACAGCACCTCGCTCACGCCGCCGATGCTCTGTATCTCCTGCCGGTATACCCTCTCTCTCGCAACGCCGTAGTGCGCCGCCAACTTGTCCAGCAGCACCCACGCATACCCGTTGGCATCCAGGCTCCGTCCCTTGCCCTTGAGTGTGGCGGTGTACTCCTTGCCAGGCTTCAGCGCATCACAGACCTCCATCGCCGCCTCCGGCGACTTCACCCGCAGGCAGAGCCACGCACCCTCGCTGTCCTGCGACCAACGCGCCGCGTCAACCGTTATCTGCCGCATGGTTGTTCTCCGCTCTCATGCAGCCCCAGCAGAGCCGCTTGCCGTACTTCTTTACCGCGTTCTCTACAATCTCGTTGGTTGGATACACACGATCCCCACACTTTACCGGTTTGATGGGCAGTCCGCAGCACTCACACAGCACTGGGGTCTCTGCCTTGTTCTCCTGTTTCTTTTCGCGCTTATTCGTCGCGTCCTCCTGTCGCTTGGCTTCGTCCGTGTCTGCGTCCTTGGTGTCGTCGATGCAGAACAGCCCATTCAATGCGTACTTTCTGGCGTAGCTGGATGCCATGCCGGTGATCTGGCTGTCATCCATGCCCTTCTTGTCCTGCGGCTCTCGGGCGTAGGCGTCCACCTCAACAAAACTGTCGCTCTCCTGATCGGCAAGCGTGGCTGTGGCGATAACGTAAAATCGCCCGGCAATTTCGCGCACCGCGTCGTTCAGTAAAAGTGTAGCTTTGTTCTTAACGCACAGGGGTTTTACCGCCTCAAGAATGTCCTCACAGCTCCGGTAGTTGTACTTGGCGAAGCTGTTGTACTGGCTCTTTGGCGCTTTGAGTTCCTGCTGGATCGCCGCCAGTTTCCCATAAATATTCAGCCCCATCACTTCACCCCCATGTTCATCCGCTCACACAGCTCCGCGCCGGTCACGGCCATGCCGGACTTCAGAAGCGGCGCAATGTCCGTCTTGCTCACCGTCGGCTGGGCATAGGTGATCTTGCCGTCGTACCCGTTGTCCATGCACCACTGCACCACCGCGTCCATGTCGGTGATCTCCACCGCCGTGCTCTTGCGGTATGTCACGGCGCATTTGGCCGTCTGGAATGCCGCGCCGCCCAGCGCCTTCTCTGCGTAGTCCAGCAGCTTCTCCCTCTTGCGCTCCAGCTCCTTTCGCCGCTCGGCAAGCTCCTTCTCCTCCTCGCGGATGGCCTTTGCCTCCGCCGCCAGATTCTTTGTCCAGCAGAGTACGCCCTCGATCTTGTCGTCCCGCGCCATTTGCAGTGCCTCGAACGCATCAAAATCCAGCACCTCGCCGGTTTCCTGGTCGATCAGGCTCTCCAGCTCTCGGTCGATGTGATACAAACTCATACTCATTTCTGTTCCTCCCATGCGTCCTTCGCTTCAATGCAGCAATCGCACCCCACGATGACGCCGTCCTTGTTCTTGTAGTAGGTGTCCGTCTCCTCCCCGCACACGGGGCAGACGGGCAGATCGTAGTCCTTCGGCTCTAAGGGCCGCTCCGGCTCCCAATACTGCATCACGCTTCTCATACCGGTCGACCCGCCGCTTTCAGCACGTCCCGCATCGGCTTTCTGGCCTTGAGGATGGACATGGCTCGCGCCGTGTCCCGCCTGTATTGCCGCCACAGGTCGCTCAGCTCGTCGCTCTGGTAATATCCGTCACCGTCGTTGCAGATCATCAAACCCTGCTTCTTTGCCTCGGCCACCGCCTTTCGCATCTTCCGGTCGGTGGTGTGCAGCGCCGCCGCCAGATCCTCACGGCTGATGGCGTTCCTGCGCCCCTTTGGGATCAGACCGGCGATCCGCTCCGTATCCGCCGTCCGCGGGGGAATGTCGGCTTTCTCGTCATCGCCGAACAGGTACGCCCTGCTTGTCCGCAGCGCCGCCTCCAGCGCTGTCATGACCTCCTCTGTGGGCAGGCACGCGCCGTTTTCAAACCGGCTCACCATGCTCACGTCCATCCGTGGGTCTGTCAGCTTCAGAATGCCGCTGACATCCTCCTGCGTCAGCCCCAGCTCCAGCCGCCTTTCTTTCAGTCGGTTCATTTCTGCACCTCCATCCACCGGCCGTTCTTAACGGTGTACCACACGCCTGGTTTCAGCGTTTTACCATCAACGATGCCAGCAAGGATGGCGGCGACCTCTCCATTATCCCTACGCTCTACGCAGACAATAGCGTTGCCGATATCGCCCATAACGTGACCAAAAAAGCCGGTTGTCATAGCCACACAGTATTTGCCGGTGGCGGATGCTGCGCCCCTCCAGCCGGTGGCGGATGCTGCGCCCCTAACGCCGGTGGCGGATGCTGCGCCCCTAACGCCGGTGGCGGATGCTGCGCCACTATCGCCGGTGGCGTGGTTTTTCTTTTCAGCGTCTGCCTTTTTGATGGCGTTGTCAAAGTCGCACT